AGGTAGCTCAACACCGAGAGCGCGTGCGCCGCCGCATGAGCTCACCGGCTGCCTTCTCGAACAGCGAGATGGTCGAAGGGGGTGAGGCGTGACCCGACCCACAGACATCGTCATCCCGGTTGCTGTCTACAACGACATGCAGAAGATCATCGAGCACCACCTTTCACTACAACACAACAACGAGACCACCATGAAAGACCGAGCAATTCAATCACCCCCCGACGACTCCAGAGGACACCTTGAGAACCTGGTGAAGGACAAGGCCACGGTCACTGTGGAACTGCCTGTTCAGCTGGCTGTGAACCTCATCGCAGACGAGTTGTACGGCGACGACCACCAGGCGGCAGCCCAGGACATCGTCGGGCTGGTCGACAGCGCCATGGAGAGCCAGCACGGTGTCGATGACGACGACGTCAGAGACTACTGGAACGCCAGCAGCGGAGGTCAGTCATGATCGACCTGCAAGCAAAGCCCACCGTTCGAATCATAGAATCCGAGATCATTCACGGACACCTCATATATATGGCAGAAGTGAGGCTCGTGCTTCGCGAGGGACAAGACGAGGTCTACTTCAACAGCGGCGGCGGTTCAGAGGCGATTGCGCTGAGAAACCTGGCAAGCACACTGTTCACGGTGGCTGACCTGGTTCTCCATCTCGCGCGGCATGACGTCCCAAGTGAAGCGAAGGCAGACCGTGAGCGTGGCGCGGCCATCCAGGAGTTGTCACTCTCAATACTCGAAGGGTGTCGCGCATCAGACACCCCGGGTGGTGAGGAATGATCTTCCAAGGCGTCCGAGAAGGAACGAACCAGGCAGCCATACTTTGCTGGGCCTATACTCGACTTTACCCGGGGTCCTTGTTCACAACCGACGACGTAGTTGAACTACTAGGCCTCCGCACCAAGGAAAAGGAGACCAGCAGATCCGGCAAAGTCTTGCAGTCAGAGCCCAACAACCGAGCCAGAACATCTCTAGACGCGCTACGAAAGAAGGGCCTGCTCGTTTATGTCAACGGCAAGCGTGGCGCCAATGGCTTCACGACCTGGAGACTGGCCGACGGCGTCACGCCACTCATGCGAAGCCCGGACCAAGAGAAAGAAACCCGTTGGATGCGGAAGAGACTGGTCAACGCACTGAACGAAATCGACAGACTCAAGGCGGAAAACGCCAAGCTCGTCGGCGCAACCGAGAACCTGAACAAGGCCTTCGAAGAAGCCGAGGACGCCGGCATCGTGCTCAACGCCAAGCGCGTGCTTGAGCTCTTCGCGAGCTACGCTGTAGGAAAGATGAGGGACGAGCGATGAACGACACCCGCGCCGTGCTTGCTGGTGGATGGTACCTGCCGCCTGGCTCTCCATACCTGGGCGAGATCAAGGACACCTACAAGCTAGAAAGCCCCGAGTGGCAACAGGCCATGAGGCTGCGAAGCCAAGGCAAGAGGCTGCCTCTGCCGGAGCGCTGGGTATACGGGGCACAGCTGTTCCCTGTCTGGCATCCTTGGTACGGCGGCATCATGGTGCCGAGAGCCGTGAGCCTGGACGACTTGGACCTGGACATCACAAGGCGAACAGTGTGCGGTGACGCTGACCGCCTCGACATAGCCGACCACATCACCCTTAGGGACTACCAAAACCAGGCCGTGCAGGAGCTCCTGAACACAGGCAGTGGCCTGGTAGTGGCACCATGCGGTGCAGGCAAGACCACCATCGGCATCGGCGCAATCTCAGCACTGCCAACCAGAGCTCTGGTGCTGGTCCATACACTCGACCTTGCGATGCAGTGGGTCACCAGGTGCAAGGAACAACTGAACATCGACGCGACGGTCATCGGTGGTGGAGACAACGACGACACCGGGCGCGTGGTCGTGGCTACCATCCAGAGCCTGATTCGCTGGCGTTGGGATGAACTGTACCAGTGGGCTGTCGACAACGAGTTCGGGCTGTGCATCCTCGATGAAGCTCACCATGTACCGGCGCACACCTTCTCCCGTGTGCTCATGGCTATCCCCTCGACCTACAGACTGGGGCTGACTGCAACGCCAGAGAGAAACGACGGGCTCACCAAACTCCTGTACTGGCACTTCGGTGACGTGCTCAAGGAAATCAGCACTAAGAACATGGTGGATGCAGGACGCGTCATGGCGCCCAGGGTGGAACAACTGTTCACCGGATGGGAACCGCCAGCCACTAGAGTCGACTGGCCCATACTGATCAACAAGATGTGCGGCGACACAGATCGAAACGAGAAGATCATCGGTCGAATCTGTGAGCTCTTGAACGCAGGCCGCCAAGTGCTGGTGCTCTCCGATAGGGTAGCGCACTGTGTAGACCTGGCAGAGGAGTTGGCTGACGCAGGCTTCAGTGCCGCTGCGCTGGTCGGCACGATGTCAAAGAAGAAGCGGGCAGCTGTACTTGAGGCCGCCGACTCCGGAGAACTGCGGGCCATCTTTGCCACTACGGTTGCCGACGAAGGACTCGACCTGCCTAGCCTGGATACTGTTGTGCTCACCTCTCCAACCAAGGCGATGGGCAGAGTGCAGCAACGCATCGGGCGCATCATGCGCGTGGCCGAGAACAAGCAGACTCCACTGGTGATCGACTGTGTCGACAGATCTGGCGCACTCTTTGCGCTTTCTAAGAAACGAATGAAGCTCTACAGAGAGCTCGGATGCGAGGTTTGAATCATGGCGATTGATGTTCTACACGACAAGCGAAAGGGAATCGCAGTGTTCTACTGCAACACCACCGGCGTAGCCTTTGGCCCAGGCATTCGCGATGCACGGCACGAGATTCAGGACGATGACGCCTACGAGGAAATCTGGCGAGACTACTGTGGCCTGGCTGATCTGCCGGAAGACCCATGGGAAATGGCGGAAGACTTCCTGCACTACTGCCTCAGGCACCATGGGGATCCGCGAGACCCCAGCGTGTGTGCGCTGCTCCCGTCGATCAAGTACCAGTGGCAAGAGAACCTGGTTGCAAGGGTTCGGAAAGCGAAACAAGAGGAGAGGAAGCAGGAAGCGAACGAAGCCCTTGAATACCAACGCGCCCTCGTAGACCAAGCAGGCCCGGTGGGGGACGCATGAAAGAAGTTTTAATCTTGTTGGTCCTCTGGTTTGCCGTGACCTGGCTGCTTGAGCAGGCGATGTGAGGTGGCGAGTATCCAGCCGCGCCGACAAGGAAGCGTTGCCGTTAGCCGATAGGCACTACAACCGACAGAAGGTTGGAAGCTCGCAGTTCGTCCCGCCTGGTCGGTGCGTCGTGCTCTTGGCAGGAGCTCCCGCCAAGGCGCTGTGGGTCACGTCCTGGCCCTTTCCGGAGTACACCAAGCACGCATGGGCTGGCGCCTGGGTGAACTCATTGTTCCGGAACGAGGGCGCCGGCCTCTCCAGTGAGCTCATACTCGAGGCCATCGCCGCTACCCGTGCTGTGTGGGGAGACCCGCCAGAGCTCGGCATGATCACCTTCGTAGACCCACGCAAGGTCCGCAAGAAGCGGGACTTCGGCCGGTGCTATAGGCGGGCAGGATTCAAGGAAGTGGGCAAGACCAAAGACCTGGGCCTCATTGCGCTCCAGCTGTTGCCCGCAGACATGCCGCCAGCAGAACTGGCAATCAACTCAACCCTCCAACTGTTCTCCGGAGACATACAACATGCCTGAAACGTGGGCTGCAGTAATCCATGGAGACTGCCAGAACCTTACAGAATCATCTACCAACGCGGCCAGGTGCTGCGTGACGAGCCCGCCCTACTGGAACCAACGGAACTATGGAACCGATGGCGAGCTCGGCGCTGACCAGACCAGGAATGAATACGTCTACCAACTGGCCAACAGGCTGGACATAGTCGGGAACATCCTCACAGACGACGGAACGCTGTGGCTGAACATCGGAGACGGATACCACAACAAGGAGTTGGTTGGCATGCCGTGGCGCGTGGCTCTTGAACTCAAGCGCCGTGGCTGGATATTGCGCTCCGACATCATCTGGCACAAGACCAATCCCATCCCTGCAGGAGGTGGCGTCACCAATCGTTTCACGCCATCGCACGAATACATCTTTCTCTTTGCCAAGCAGCACGACTACTACTTCGATATGCAGGCTGTGCTTGAACCACTCAAGCATCCGAACGCCACCATCACAGCTGGCTTTGGCGGGCACAAGCAGAGCGGCAACGACACCTACAGCGGGCGCGTGTACAACGCTGACGAGCTCGACGGCCGCCGACCGAGAGATGTCTGGTCCATGCCTGTGGCCAGGTACGCAGGAAGCCATCAAGCGGTCATGCCGGAGCTGCTGGCAGAGCGCTGCATCAAGGCCGGGAGTGCAGTCGGAGACCTGGTGCTCGATCCATTCGCCGGCGCTGGCACCACCGGCCTGGTGGCGAACAGGCTGGGCAGAAACTTCCTGGGCTATGAGCTCAACGAAGAGTACGCAGAAGAAGCTCGCAGACGAATCAGGGGCGACGCGCCTTTGTTCCGACAAGTTAGGGAAGGACGATGACACGCACAGAACTCAATGACATCCTCGCAGGACGACGCTTGGTTGTCTCTGTCAGCGGTGGCAAGGACTCCACGGCCTGCTGCCTGTACCTCATGGAGTTGGGCTTCGAGCCTGACGAGTACGACCGCATCTTCTTCGATACTGGATGGGAACACGACCTGCTCTATGAGTATGTAGAGAACGATCTCCCAGCTGTCGTGGGGCCCGTGACCAGGCTTCAAGCCAAGATCGACCTCAAGGAAGAGTTGGTTCCAATCGCAGAGCATTTCGAGAAGATGCTTGGAGTGGAGTATTCCTCGATGGTGCGGCTCTGTCTGAAGAAGGGAATGTTTCCCTCTCGCGTCAGGCGGTGGTGTACTCAAGGCCTCAAGGTCTTCCCGGCAAGGGATTACCTCCTTGAGCGCGAGGGCCAAGTGGTCAATGTCGTGGGCATCCGGGCCCAGGAGAGTGCCGCCCGGTCTCTCATGCTGGAATGGGAACACAGCGGAACCTTCAAGTGTGATGTCTGGCGCCCACTGATCGACTGGTCGGAAGAGGATGTCATCGCTATCCACCAGCGCCACGGGGTGCGCCCCTGCCGACTCTACCTTGAGCAAGGATCGACCAGGGTAGGCTGTTACCCATGCATCTTTGCTAGAAAGGCGGAGCTGCGGGCCATGAGCGACTTCACGCCAGAACGCCTAAGCATTCTTGGCGAGCTCGAAGAGGTCGTTATGGATATGGCCGCGGCTCGATATGCCGACAAGGGTGAGACCTTCGAGTCTCTCGGATATCATCCCCCTACCTGGTTCCAGAATCCGATCTCCAGAACTGACGCGAAGACGGGAAAGCGTGCGGGTGATGGCTGGCCTATCGACAAGGTGATCAAGTGGGCTCGCACCACTCGAGGCGGGAGCATGAACCAGGTAGAACTCTTCACTGACCCGACAGGCCATCAGGGCTGTGTGCGCTGGGGGATGTGCGACACTGGTTCAGAGAAGTAGGGGCGATGAAGAAACTCATCCGGGTATTCCCAAGGCGCAACTCCCACACCCCGAAGGATGCGTTGGCATTCGTCGGCGACCCGCCCATGTTCAGACCTGACCCATCGGTCGTGAGTGAGGTGCATGTCTCCGTGGCATTCACCTGGGACATCGAGAAAGGCAAGAGGCTCCAGAGAGCATGGGCAGCCCACTACCCCGTCGTCAAGATTGGCGGCCCCGCCTTTGATGAGGAGCAAGGGAAGTTTGTTCCGGGCAAGTACATCAAGGAAGGCGTGACATTCACAACACGGGGCTGCAACAGAAAGTGTCCATGGTGTCGGGTCCCAGCTCGGGAAGGACGCATCGTTGAGATACCAGACTATCCGCCTGGTTGGATAATCCAGGACAACAACTTCCTGCAGGCCTCAAGAGCTCACCAGGCCGGAGTGTTCGAGATGTTGCGGAACCAGTCAGAACGCATTGAGTTCGCCGGCGGCATCGACTGTCGCCTGGTCAATCCCTGGTTTGCAGAACAGGTACAGACCATCAGGCTCGGACAGATCTTCCTCGCGGCCGACACCAAGCTGGCCATCCACCACCTGGAGAAGGCGAGAGAGATCCTCAGTGACGTCTCCATGAAGAGGCTCCGGGTCTACACCCTCATTGGCTTCGGCAACGACACCATAGAGAAGGCGACCAGCCGCCTCGAGCGGGTGTGGGAACTCGACTGTATTCCTCATGCCCAGCTGTACCAACCAGAGGACAGGTGGATCGATTACCCCACAGAGTGGAGGCTCCTGTCTCGTCTCTGGTCAAGGCCTGCCGCCATGTACGGGGCCCACAAAGCGAAGGAGCAAGCTCTCAAATTTGTGGCGCCATTGTTCCGCGGACATCAAAAAACTCTCAACGAGTGACGTTGCCTTGACAGGCAGCAGGCAGTTGCCTACATTGGCTACAGCACACAACACGAGGAACAGACATGAAGCGAAGCGCAGCCCCCCGACCACTGCTCGTTGAATACGACGAGAACTACGAGCGTGACGTATGCGACCAGGTACTTGATGAGCTCTGGGCCGTACTTGACAATAGCTCCTTAGACTTTGAGGATCAGGGCATCGGGCATTACGAATACTGTGGCGCCACAGGCGTTCACACGAACATCGTTCCGATGATTGACCTGGCCTTCGATCAAATCGTCATGGAACTTCCAGACAGTGATGAGGAGTTCAACCTCGGAGAGACGCTCTCGATCTGCAAGAGCGTGCGCAACGACAACGGAGACGATGCCGGCGAGGTGACACTCATGGCCACACGCTCCGAAGACAGCACAAACAAACGACCTATTTACAATTTATTCCAAGGATAGATCATGGGACATAGCAGGAAATATGTAGACCAAAAAGAACGCGTGGACACTAAGCCCGCGCTCGATGCTCTTGTCGAATCGCTAGGTGGCGGCATTCGCCCAGTGGCCAGAGTCCTCGGCACGAGTCACACAGCGCTATGGCACATGATGAAGGGCAACAGGCCCCCGCCCATGATGGACACGATGGTCGCTTACGCAAGGCGCGCAAAGGCAGAAACCGGAATCCAGATGAGCTTTACCATTAGTCATACTGGAGAGCTCACCTACTCCGTGGAAATGGCTGGCTGACTTTCGCGTCAGTCTTCGAATCCTCCGCGGAGACACCATGTGGATTCAATCTGCAAAAGAGGTGCCGCTTGGCACCATAGCTACAGCTGTCGGTTTAGCACCGAAGCGCGGTAGGTCATTCGGACCATGCCCCCACTGTGGCGCAGAGACACGCGGCAGCAACGACAAGCGCGGTCCCGTCGGTGTGACGAGGGATGACCGCGCCTGGAAGTGCCACGCTTGCGGTTCAGGTGGTGATGCTATTGATCTGGTGGCCATCAAGATGGAGGGCGACAGGCTGAGGAATCTCACCGCAGAAAAGAAGCGATCTGTGAAAGAGTGGTTCCTCCAGAGTGGATGGATTGAAGAACAAACCAACGGCACACCGGTGACGCAGCCACAACGACGAGAACCCAGAAAGAGGCAACGGCCAAGTCAAGAAGAGGTCATCGCCTTGTGGTCTGCCAGCCGAAAGATCGAGACGCTCACTGGCTCAAACACAGACACCGCAGTGCTGCGGTTCCTTGAACGACGACAGTTCGACATCCCCTCACTCATCAAGTCAGGCGTGGCCCGCGTACTACCGGACCCAAACCAATACACCTGGCCAGACTGGTGGCCAAGACGATGGAGTTCTCAGTGGAAGCTCATCGTGCCGGCCTTTGAAATCGACGGCACCTTTGCCAGCATTCACGCCAGATCAGTTTTTGATCGGAAAGATGCCCCGAAGACCAGGTGGCCGTTAGGTGTCGAGGCTGGCGGTCTTTTTATGGCCAACCGCGAAGGGATGATGCTGATGAAAGGCAGCGCTACAAAGGATCTACAAGGCCTTCTCATCTGCGAAGGCATCACTGATCTCATCATGGCCTGTTCCGAAGCCGCAAAGGCCAACACCAAACTCGCTATTATCTCCGGTGCCTCCGGATCTTTCTCCTCACTTTCCCGTTTGAACGTGCCAGACAACGCAACCATCTACATCGGGTGCGACCCTGACGAACAGGGCGACGAATACGCCAGCACGATTGCCAAGACCTTGGCGCCACGCAAAGTCTACAGGCTTCCACTGGAGCGAACCATTGCCTGATCTGTCCGAAACCCTGACCGAAGCAAACGCCCCCACTCTAGTTGAGCTCATGGAGGCAGCGATAGACACTGGACCCGTAGGTCCGGATGGTAAACCCACGGGCAGCGCTGGGCAGGAAGAGCAGGCCAGCAGCAGCGTCCTGTCTATGCTTCAGATGATGACTACCAAGGACGGCACCAAGGCCGTTCGCCCCACCAAGAGAAACGCGTACCTCATCATTTCCCACGACCGACGCTGGAAAAAGAAGGTCTGGAAGGATGACTTCAGAAACGTCCTGATGCTCGCCGACCAGGAATACAGAGATACAGACGACACCCGCATCGCCATCTGGCTTGAGAAGGTGTACGACATGAGACTCAGCACCGGCCTGGTTACCGAGGTGGCATCGCTGATTGGTGAAGAACGCAAGCGAAACCCACTCATAGAGTGGTTGGACTCTTGCATCTGGGATGGAACGCCGCGCATCTCTGAGTGGTTGATCCGGGGGGTCGGTGCGGCCGACAATGAACTGCATCGAGATGTAGCTCGCCGATGGCTCATTCAGGCCGTAGCCCGAGCCGTGCAGCCTGGCTGCAAGGCAGACACCGTGCTCATCTTGATCGGCAAGCAGGGCGCCAGAAAGAGCACAGCCTTCCGCACCCTGGCCGGCGAGCAGTACTTCTGCGATACGCCGATGGATATCGGCTCGCCAAACGCCTACGCACAGATTCAGCGCACCTGGATCTACGAGGTGGCCGAGCTCGACTCCATCCGGAAGAGCGCGAACTCAGCCACCAAGGCATTCCTGTCCGCCCAAGAAGACACCTACCGCCCAGCATACGGCCGCCACGCGGTCACTAAGAAGCGGCATTGCGTGTTCTGCGGCACCACCAACGAGAAGTCCTTCATCTCTGACATGACTGGCTCACGCCGCTTCTGGCCGGTCGAGGTGGGCACCGTCAATCTGGACTGGCTCAACGCCAACAGGGAACAGCTGTGGGCTGAGGCCGTCGTAGCCTATCGGAACAATGAGTCTTGGTGGCTGCAGGATGACCGGGAAGATGACCTTCAGCAGGTTTCGGACGAGTACCGACAGCAGGATCCGTGGGAGGAGATACTGGTCGTCTGGATGGACACAAGGTACCAGAGCCAGGTCACCACCCAGGAGATTATGCAAGAGGGCCTCAAGCTGGAACCGTACCAGATGAGCAAGCCTTCCGAAATGCGTGTCGGAACAATCATGCGCTCTCTCGGTTACGAGAGAGTGAGAAAGATGCACAAGGGCACTCGTACTTATCTCTGGTCTAAGATGGGAGATGTCATCGAGATCGATCGGCCCAGAGAAGTTGAAGACGACGCCTCGTACTTTTAGGAATTCACATGGCCTCCTATAGAAAAATGAACCTGGCGCCAAGCGGCACAGAAGGCGATGGCGACCCAATCAAAATCACGGACACGAGCGGGAACGGGTCCTTCATTCACGACACGCCCTTGTCTACAAACGTCAAAGACGAGGTCTGGCTGTGGATGACCAATACATCGGCCGCACCAGTAGAGGTCACGATGCACATCGGCTACCTGACAACAGCCACTGCAGCCGTGGACCAGAGAACTATCTTCACCGTCCCGCCAAAGGCTGGTTGGATGCTTGTACTACCTGGTCAACCACTGCGTGGGAACGGCACCTTAGGTCGCCGCATTGCGGCCTATGCTGGCAGCGCCAACGTAGTCAATGTCATGGGGTATGTGAACAGGACAGCCATCACAACCATATCGGCCGCAGCCACACCATCGTAGAACTATGAACAACCAAGTAGATTACTTTCTCGCCAAGATCGATAAGATCGACCTGCAGTCAGGACTCGGGTTCCCGGTCTCCGTGAAGAGGCTGTTCAGTCTCTACGACTCAACGTCCACCGAAATCGAAACCATGATTGATGACGGCAGCATGCTCAGGCTGTTGATGATTGGAATCAACGCCATGTTTACAGAGCCCCCCTGGGTTGTTGAGGAGCTCCAGCTGGAATCGATCAGCGATGTCAACTCCTATGTTGGAGACGCCCTGTTCGAGCTGGAGCAGGACGGAGAACTACCAGACGACATTGAGATTGCCGGGATAGAGAAGTGGATAGGGATGCGTCCATACGAGTTGTGGAAGCACGCGGACGCTTCCCGTCGTATGCTGAGTAGTGAAGAGGAGACGTTCTGGAACCTTCTGTCCGAGGAATGCTTCGTGCTCTCCTTCATGGAGTCAGCGAGAGCCTGGCATATGGCGTTCGTGAGCGAGTTCCTCCAGAGCCTGGTGCCGATCGAAAGCTTCCCAATGCCTCGGTAGATAGCCAAGTGATACTACCCGAGGGCTGGAATCTTGAAAGCAGTGAAAACGGCTGGATGGTAGTAGACGATGACGATGACCTGGTCGCCTACGGACCACGGTACGAAGCCGTGCGCACAGAGCTCAAGAAAACTCTTCGGCTTCGCAAGGAGTGGATCGCGTTCCAGTTGATGACAGCTGCGCTGCGCACCGAAATCGAATCCTAGGATTTCTTCTTAGCCGCCGGCTTCTTTGCGGCGGCCTTCTTTGCGGGTGCCTTCTTCCGTGCGGCAGGCTTCCTCTTGGCGCGGCTGAGCTTCACCGAGTCGTCCTTGGTGCCGAACTTGCCGTCTGGGCCCGCATCAACTGTGGCCTTGATGGCGCCGACGTTGACGGTGATCTTGCCTTCTCCGACCATCGATTCAAGCATGTCGATGTGAGCCAGCAGTTCCGGCAAGTCCTTGCTGAGATTCCGCCGTTTCCAGTTTCTTCGGATATCTCTAAGTTTGTCTCGATCAATAAGAGGCATGGGAACTCCTGTTTGTTAGGATGGGGTTGTGGCAACTTCAGGCGTGATTGTACCGTTTCCGGGGCACGAGCTTAACTGGGAAGATATCCCCAACGGAACAGTCGTTCGGCATGGAGACGTCTTCGCCCTTGATGGTGAATCCGGCGTAGTCATTCCAGGCTTCTGCGCTCGGTGCGGTCCAGGGTCAGTGCTGCTGCTGATCGATTCAAACAAGGTGTGCACCTGGTGCCGCTATTCAAAGCCGCAATTTGAACGAGAGGCCAGGCCACTCGGCGGGTGAAACAACACCGCTGGTTGCGCGTGAAATGGCGACGGCCAATGATAGTGATGGAATCTTTCTTCCTCGTTCCAGGTCGCGCAGGTAGTGAACGCTAAGGCTTTGATCCATTGGCGCCAGCTGTTCGTTCAACCACTCTGTAAAGGAAGCTCGGCTACTGCGGCCAGGTAACGCCATACGGTACTGCTCGACTGTGGCCATCGGGTGCTTCTCCGCTGGCAAGAATAGCCAAACTACCATAATATGTCCACCCCGATGTGTGCCTCCTTGACACACCCATCAGCCGTGACTACGCTTCCTTTATGAACATGACAACCAACGAACGGCAGCAGTGGCTCCGTGAACGAAAGGGTGGACTAGGCGGTACCGATATCGCCTCCATCGTGTGCGCATCAGCCAGCAGTGAAATGAAGAACGGTTCCTTCGGGAAGAGCCCGTTTGCGCTCTGGTCGAACAAGATGCGCCTCGAAATCGAAGAGCAATCAGACAATCCAGTCATGAAGCGTGGCCGGATCATGGAGAAGTATGTGTCTGAGCTCTACGCCGAGAGCAATCCAAACGTAGAGGTGAAGGAGTGTGGCCTGGTCTGGCACCCCGAAAGGCCGCATATCTTTGGCACTCCGGATCGCATTGTCACAGACTCACGCAATCAAACGTGGGGGCTGGAGATCAAGACCCGCAGATCCTCGCGCGGATGGGGAGAAGGCGGGACAGGCCTGGTTCCACTCGATGTCGAGGTGCAGTGCAGAGTCTACATGGAGGTGTCCGATCTGGATCGATGGGATGTCGCCGTTCTGATTGGACTGGACGATTACAGAGAATATCGAATCGATCGCGACAAGGAACTTGGCACACAGATCCTCGATACCGCCCTCGCCTGGTGGGGCAAGCACGTCGATGGGAACGTCCCGCCACCTCCGGATGGCAGCGATTTAGCCAAGGCGGCACTCGCCTTGATGCACCCGCGCCCAAAAGCGGAGTCACTTCGCCCAGCGACTGGGAATGAAATCGGAATGCACGAGCGTCTACTCGAGGTTCGTCGGCTCCACAAGGAGCTCTCGTCTGAGAAGAGCACAATCGAAAACAGACTGAGGGCCGCTATCGGCGACGGCGCCGGCATAGATAAGATCGCCACCTGGAAGAAGAACAAAGACTCTCAGCGATTCGACCAGAAGAAGTTTCAAAAGGACCACCCGGAACTATACGAGTCCTACCTTTCAGTACGCGTTGGCGCCCGGGTGCTGCGCATCATTGGAGATAAATCGTGAGCAACACAGCACTTACACAGTCAGGCAGACTGAACGATCTCAAGCGATACCTTGAGCGAAAATCCCCCACCCTCAAGCGAATCGCCCCCAAGGGCACAGATATTGAGCGCATCGTCAACCTGGCCTGCTTTGAGGCCTACAAGAACGAACGCCTTCTGGACTGCAGCCCAGAGTCTGTCTACACCTCTCTAGCCAAGGCCTGCGAGCTCAACCTTGTCGCCGGCGGTGTGCTACACCGAGCCCACCTGGTTCCGCTCTACAACAGCAAGCGGAAAACCATGGAAGCCGAGCTCTGGATTGACTACACCGGCCTGATGGAGTTGGTGCGCCGATCAGGCGATGTCGCCAACTTTGTGGCTCGGGTGGTCCACGAGAACGAGGACTTCGAACACGTCTTCGATCTGGAGGGAGGAGAGGTCCTTCGGCACCGCCCGAAGTACGATGGGGATCCCGGTCAGCCCGTGCTCGCATACGCTGTGTGCTTCTTCAAGGATGGCCAGAAGCAGGTTGAGGTCATGCGCCGAGACCAGATCGAGTCCATCCGCAACTCGGCACGCAGCGGCCAGTCAGGGCCGTGGGTCACGCACACCGAAGAGATGTGGCGCAAGACCGTCATCCGACGCATCTGCAAGTACCTGCCACTCACAGCTGATGCGAGGGCCGCGCTGGCCCACGACACAGTCTCGGATATTGCTGGCCAGAATACGGACATGTTCGTGCCAGAAGCCGTCCGCAAGGACCTTGAGAAGGATGCGGGCGAGCAGGCACTGCTCAATGTCACCGAGACCATTGATGCGGACGCACCGCCTGCGCAGAGGAAAAGGCGAAAGAGCAGGGCCAAGAGGGTGGTCGAGACTGCTGCAGAAGAGCCCGCAAACGAATTCGTACACGACCACCCAGAACCAGAAGAGCCGGTCGAGCTCGCGGAAGACGCTGACCCGTTCGCTTAATCAGGATATAGGCCAACAGCCTAAGGAGTATCTCAATGTCTTTGCTGACCGAAATGGACCACATCAATGCGCAGAAGATTGGCTTGAAGCCCAGCGCCAACAAGGATTCGGAGGAAGAAGACTCCATCATGCGGGCTGAGGAATTTCTCAAGATCGTCCGCAAGGTTTGCGATAGCATCCTCATCGACAAGAAAACAGCCAAGGCCTGGTCGAGTCACAGGACCAGGCTTCACGACACAAAGTGGAAACTCACTGGTCTGATTGGAAACATCGGAGCCGGCCTGTTCGAGCAGAAGGTGAACGATACGATCAAGGACATGCTCAAGCACATCGAGCACACCCAGGGCAACGGTGAGTGGAAGCCGATGGAGTTCGAGGCCGACATCCGCCGGGATGCCTCGAGTAACGAATGTGTGATGCTCGTGGTCCGCTGGGTCGACGCGCTCAATCAAACCGACCTGCAGTACCACAACGGTGCGCCAGCTGTGAATGTCAGCGTGAAGACGCAGCCGCTGCCTGATGAGGTCCTCACGGCGCTGTCAAGCCGAAGCACCGGAGACGATGAGCTCAAGGAGCTCCTCAAGCAACTCATCGTCACCATGGCCCCCATCCCAGAAAGCGATGCGAGCCAGGCGACTGATGCCGTGGGCAGTGAAGCCGCGACAGAGTGAGGTAGGCGCGTGAGGAGGCCTATGCCTCCTCGTCGGCCTCCTCTTCCTCTGCAGGCTCTTCAGCAGCAGGTGCCTCCTCTGCAGGCTCTTCAGCAGCAGGTGCCTCCTCTTCCTCTGCCGACTCTTCAGCATCGGGAGCAGCCTCTTCTACAGGCGCTGGCTCTTCCGCGGGGGCCATAAACTGGCAGCTTCCGTATGCTGTGCTCACCACAAGGGCGCCGCCAACGAAGCTGGCCTTGATCTTGTGCTGTTCTAGTAGTGCTTTGAGGTCCATTTTCTCCTCCTAAGAGGTCAGATCTGTATCATCGATGAGCGTATAGGTAAATAGATCAGCACCTGAGCTCTTCCAGATAGACACGGCTTCACTCCAGTCTTCCAGCCGTTTGAAAACCTGGCAGCCGGCGCTCCATTTTTGAACTTCAGTGCTGTCAGTGCCAGCATGGTGGATGTTAATTCCCCACGAAATGGAGGGGTCCCCTGTGTGGTCAAGGATGGAGTCCTTCGTATTATCGCGCCAGCATTTCACGGGACCTGCCCTCTGGCACAAAGTGACATAGGTGCCCCGATGCTTGTCGAATTTGTAGACCGGGTACTGCCCTGGGCAGAGTATGGCAGTGCCCTCTACCTTCATTGGATGCTCCAGATAGTAAGTGCCTGGATCGCAAGTACACGGATAGGTCTTGTGATTCCAGCTGCCCTTCTTCCAAACCAGGTGCATCTCATCATCGAAGCTGTTGGCAATGGCATTGCTGGACCTGACGCCAATTATGTTCACCTGGCCATCGTCAAAAACCGTGTACCCTTTGGCGCGAAGCACGCCGAGGATGGCCGGTTCCTGGCCCGTATTTGGCGTTGGCTCGCCCCTTAGGGCCGCCATGGTGTTCGGGCCTATGATGCCGTCTACCCCCAACCCTTCGGCCTTCTGGAAAAGGCGGATCGCGCTCTCACATCCGCGCCCGTAGATAGCGTCCTCGGCTAGGGGCCCGAACCCAATTCTGTTCAGAATCACCTGAATCTCGCGAACGTGCTCTCCCCGAGCTCCACGTCGAATCAACATGATCTGCCTACGACATGTCCTTAATCAGAACACGAACAGTCACGTCAGATGTTGGGCTGGTGGTTCCGGCAATACCGCCTTCCGTCACGCATCGCAGCGACAGGTTGGCAATTTCGTCTCCTGCTGGGGTCGTATTTTCAGTCATACAAATGAACTGCCGCTTCACGCCGGCCTGCACGCGAAGAATGAGTTCTGGACTTGCACTGCCGCCGTCAGCAGGGTCCGCGCTGTCGTACACCTTGAGGTGAGCAAAGGTCGTGGTGTTTCCGGTGTTGTCGATCTCATACATGATCGGCCCTAGACTTCCAACACTACCAGTAAGGTCGTTGCTGCTGGTCGTAGTGCAATCGGTATCCACCACCTCAATGGATGCGATATTCGTTCTGAATGTTGTTGCGGAAGTAGCCATGGTATCAATCCTTCTTAATAACGATCCACATAGTCAGCGCACTCGGTGCCGTTGTGGCCGTAATGCCCTGCTCTTCCGACGCAAAGTAGCTCAAACCAGTTGGGAACGTCACCCCGTCTGGAACAGTCCAGATGCTGGTATCGCTACCCTTGCACTGCAGCACCCAGTTCGGATGATCAGTACCAGGCACGCATGTCTTGGCGTCGAACAACTTGAGGTATGCAGTTGCAGAGTCTGTGTTCTTGGCGCAGATCGTATACCAGGTGCCAGAGCCGCCAACGATGTTCTCGACAGCGGTAAGACCGACTCCGGTGTCGTAAACAACGTCGGCACCAATACTGGTCGACATTGTTGTAATGCTGATTGCCATGATCTACCTACGGTTGGACTGGAGCTGCTGGTTGTGGCTTCTCTGCAATAGCCTGTTGAACGATGTCAAGACATCGCTTTAGTCCTTCAGGCATTCCGTCGTCTCGGGCTAGTACCTTCACAGTGTACTTTGCGGAGTTATCCGAGCTCCTCGTGTTCTCATTGTGAGATGAGACTGACCCGTGGATCTTCACGTCAACACTGACCGGGCCCCACCCTGCTTTGATTTCGGTATCCAGGGTGGCCTGGTAATCGCGACTGGCCTTGGATGAGGTGCTGGACTTCACCTCCATCGTGAATTCCACGTCCACTTCCTTCACAGATAGCGATGGAGTATTCAGGATAGCAAGCAAGGGAACAGAAAGACTATTGGTTTCTTCTGTGAACCCACCCTGCCCATCGTTCACCGGCTTCTGGTAGGTGAAGTCAACCGTCCTGGTTGTGAGGACACCATTCGCATCCTTCTCAAGGCCAACGGTCTGAATGAAGTCTGCAGTAGCAGCCGCGAGCTGTACCTGTGAATCGCATGCAGCCTTGAGTGGTCCACCGATGAGTTGATCCATCGGCAAGCCACCAAACTGGGAGGACATTGAGACGAGGCCATCAGGCATTTTTTCTCCTAAGGAATGAGCTTGATCAGTTGGTTATCGATTCTTACTGCGCCTTCCGCTGCATCGTTGCCGCTAAACACGAGCTCAAGCTCAGCCATATTACCGCTTTTCTTTCCAAGAAACCCGCCCGTATTCGTGTTGATGCGAATCTTTCTGTGCTCGCAACCAAGATCGGCCTTGTCATCGAGGCCATGGAGTTGAACTTTCATCTTCACGGAGATCTTGTCGAGCATCAGCTGGCTGTTGGTCGTCAAGGTAGAGAGTGGAACCTCGATGTCTCGCTCAATCTTTTTGCCATCCTCCCAGAACGGCAACCGCAGAGTGACCATGCGCGGCCTGTAGACAGCATTACCGTGGTCATCTTGCGCTGGAGTTCCGTCGTCGTTTAGCACAACGACCCACTGCTCTTCCTTTTGAATAGCGGATAGAGCGGCCTGCTCACCTATGTTCGAGGCCTTGATGACCGCGTCGTGGAGCGCGGTGGTTAGTTCATCGAGGGAGAAGCCACCACTCACCAGGATGACCTCATGGTGGAGTTCCTCGGAGGCTCCTCATCCCTGTCTGTCTGACACTCACCTAAAAGAAGAGCCATGGTTTGGAGGCTATCAATCATTGCCCGGTGGCTGGCCTCTGCCGCCTCTGCCCGAGCAACAGCTACAGATATTTCGTTCTCGTCAGGGCATTCTCGTTCTTCTTGTTCTTCTTGTTCAACAAGAGACAACCCACCCAAACCGATACCGCTACCGCTGCCCAGTAGCAAAACCCAGGCCCACGGCGGCATGCCCGAGAGAGGATTGAAACCCTTTCCTTTGTCATCATCGGGCATCACACACGATCCTATACACGACTATGCCGTCAGCGTGATTCGCACAGTAGGCTCTTCTCCAGAAGCCGGAGCTGCAGAGCTTGACTCTGTATTGCTCGTGGAGAGCCAGTAGTACAACTGCCCGCTTCCGTTGATCCACGCCAACGGGATCCCCTGTGGAATCGTGTAGATGATGCGCTTGCCTGCCGGCGCGTAGAATTTCATGTCAGCTGCTGTGGTGCCAATATCTGGTGTTCCGGAACTCGGGAAGGTCATCTTCAAAAACACAGCGGCACTACCGACCTGATTATCGAGATCTACCTGCAGCAGAGAACCACTCGTAGCGCCAGTCACTGTAACGACAGTTGTTGTCGCCGCCGTGTCCTTCCACATGAAGGAAGCGAGGGGAGTCAGTGCTGTGATTTTTGAAGTTGCCATTACTTGACCGTGAAGTACCCGGTGATGGTATCACCAATCGCTGTATTGCCTGCTTTGGCCGCGGCATTGACCTGCCATACACCAAGGACATCAAAGGCAACACCGCCAGCAGAGCTCACCGACGAATCAGTGATGTCTACTGAAATCGTATTGCCTTCTCTAAGCGGAAACTGAATGTCCGATGGGTCTGTAGCAACCACAACAGCTGTGTCCGTCAACGTGAGCTTGATGAAGCCGGTCTCTGTCCCGCCGTTTGTTGCTGCTGAGAGCGAAATCGCATGGAGGGTTCCAGATGACAACTTGACGTTGTCTGAAACAGTGGCATTGATAGCCGTGCTCTTGATTACATGAGTGTTGAGCTCAAGCCCATTCGTGCTGCTTACAGCCATTAGTTACACCTCGCGTCAGTCGCCTGGCAGATAGCCGCGACCGACAAAGCCAGGTCCTGTTGCTCTGACCGCATCTCGCGCTGCTCGGTAACGATCTCTACCATGACCTGTGTGTGGTCCTGCATTCTTTGGTGGTCCACCGGGTGACCGGGGAGGTCCTCGTGAACGTCAAGCTTTTCGGCGACCTCTTCGACGTCTTCCACTGTACCAAGCACTTGGGCGTAGACTCCCGCTGCGCCCCAAAAGACAGGCAAAGACCACAATGCAATCTTAGCTAAGAGGTCTTTGCTCACGCCGAGCCCTTGCCCAAGAGGTAGTAGGTCAACTGGTTGATTGAGAGGGAAGAGAGGTCATACTCGAAGGTCTGAAAGTATTCGACCCCCGCAGGGAGGTTTTCATCTAGCTCATCTAGAACGGCATACTCCGATGCAATGAGAGCCCATCTATCCTTGGCTATGAGAAATGTACCGGCTGGTAGGGCAACCCCCCACAAAGAGCCACTGCCCCCATCCGAGACGATAGCGTCAGCCGATGCAGAATCAGCGGCCCTTACAAGTAGTGCAGCATCCATGCTTTACCTTACAACCAAGTTCTGGCGAAGTTCCGCCAAGTCGGGTCCGCATTTGAGTACATTATCGCTGGGATGGCACGGGCGTAGATACGGAAACGCCACACAGCGACAGTATCCGAGGTAGCGGGGGTGAGTGTCTGCCTGCCCAGAGCAAGCATCCAGTTCAATTGTGTTGTTGAGTTTGGAGCAAGCTCCAGGCCGATGAGTCCTGCGGATGTGTCTCGATCATAATTCCGCGAATCATAGATCTCTTGCCCGGCATAGGTATTAGTTCCAGCCGTCTTTACCCCCAAGATAGTACTGGCCAGCGGCCCAGCAGTACAGATCCCCGAATCATCGGGGCCCATGGTCATGGTGGCCACTGTTACCTTACCGCAAGTGGTAGCAAGACCAGCCTCACCCGTCATGTTTCCGCCCTTCAAAGCCATTCCAGACAAGTGCCTCGCGACATTGCCGTGGGTTTTGACCTCAAATCCAGAGAGGGCTGGCTGCGAGTTGTCGTCTAAGTTCTCTGCATCGTCCCCGGAAACCCCCAAACACAGCCACGATCTTGGATTTACACTGAGATTGCCGCTGTCTGGGAATTCCTCCCCTACTGCATCTCTTGATGTCAGCACAACGGCCCACTGAAGGATAACAGGGGTGGCGCCAGTCACTGGGTTGCCGAGGATATCGAACATCTTCCAACTCCAACAAGCCGAAACATAGGCGTTGTGTGGCTGGAGACCCGAGCCTTGACAAGTTCCAGCAATAGTAGCCGTGCTGTAATCAGCCGTATCAGTAGCGCTTGAAATGGCGAACGTCGCGCCACTTGCCGGGACTTCTACTCCGGTCCTGTTGACAGGCGCAAGTTCCGAGGCGTCTGCATTGCCGAGGTAGAGGCGTTGGAAGCCAACGTCCTCCATGGAGAAGGTTGGCTGTGCCGATCCAGGGTCTGGCTTTCCGAGCCTCAGTGAGCCTCGTGACCTACGCGACATCAGCTTTCCGTAATCAGGTTGACGAAGCCAAAGAGATTGATCTTGCTCGCAACGCCCGCGAAGGCTTGGATATCATTGTTGCCGCTAATAAGCAGACCAGGGAGCACCTGAACAAGGCCACTGTCTGGGGGAATGGTTACCACGATGTGGTCATTCGCTGCCGTTGTTGCGCCGAACTCGATTGTAAGTTTGACAGACGTGGTGTGGATGTTGGTTGCCCAGAGCCAAACCTCATCGAAGTCGCCAGTAGCAATTGCCGTCGTAATCGGGTCGTGAACAACCTGATTGCCGCTAGCGGTAGCAGTAACGGTAAGGCCTCTTCCAGCAGTTGACCCGGAAAGTCTTCTCTTATTGAACGTAACAGCCATGAGTTGTTCCTAACTAAAAGATTGAATGCCAATGATGAGGTTGCCATCGTCTGCCGAAGCGCCACCACCACCACCGATAACCGAGTGGTCAGCGGACACGTCCATGAAGTAGGTCAAGTACCAATTAGTACCGTCAAAGAACCACTGCGTCACGTCCCCGCTGGCTGTAACGAGGTCAACACTACCTCCCTTGAGATTAGTGCCCGTCACGTCATAAGTAATGGCCGCAGTTGAAATGACGTTGATGACTTGGCCAGCAATCCCGTCATCGAACATCGTGATTGTCTGGGTAGATGCGTGATGCTTCCAGAGGTTCCCAGTACCAACAGAAGGAGTAGCATCGCCGTCAGAGAAGGTCCCAAAGGTCCCGCCGGTACTCTGCCCAAAGGCTGTAGTCGTTACTACTTGGGGCGTTGAGGAAATAATGATGGCGGACGTAGTGCCGTGGGCAACTCCCTTCCCAATCTCAAGCTGATCGTTCCCATCATCTACGCCAATGCGGAAATCAACAGCATTGCCATCAAAGTTCAAGTATGTATCAGCCTGCGCTCCAGTACCAACCGTCACTGTACTGTTCGCCTGGATTGCTCCAGAAAACGTCGCATCACCTGAACTGTCAATCGTCAAGCGCACCGCATTGTTGGTCCACAGATTCATCGAATTGTCAGAGTGTTTGTAGGCGATCCGGCCTTCGTCGTTATCTGCCGCATCCCCAAAGTAGATCACCCCATCCCCAGGGCTTAGCAGCGTCATGCCGGCAACGTCATCAGATTCAACTACAAGCGCATTACCGTCGCCGCTGGCCGTGACGCTTCCGGCAGAACCCTTCATCACATGCAGCCGCCCGTCTGGCGCTGTTGTGCCAATGCCAACGCGGTTGTTGGTTTCGTCGATTGAGAGGGTTCCGCCATCGACATCCAGATCGCTAAGGATCTGTGACCCCCCGCTACTATTGAACGGACTGTTGAAACCCATGCTACCCCCTAATGGTTGCCAGCTTTCGAATCAGCCCAGTGCAGCCTGGCTGTTGCGATCTCTGGATTTCCGGTGTGGTTATTCACTTGCACCCACAGAACGCACTTCCCAGCCGTCGTCTGGGCGGTAGGTGCTGTCACCACAGCATCGAGCGAAATCGATACATGCTTGAGGTTGCTAGTTACCCCTTCACTCAACTTCTGACCAGTGGCCTCACCAGTCATGGGATGATCACGACCCGTATCCCAAGTAAAAAAACAATCCACCGTAGTGGCGCTGTTCGCGTTGGTAAGGGAAAGGTCGAGGTGCGATAGATAGCATGACTGCGGCATTGCCCTGGATTTGGCGTCGACGGTAGAATCTTCTTCAAGAATCAAACCAACATTACCACCACCCATAGCCGCGTAAGTATCTCTGACCTCGGTTGTAGCATTAGCGTTGACAATGAAGCCCTGCATTCCGGCCTCCTAGTTAGAAGGTGGATGGATCAGGTGCGATTCCAGAGTACTGAGATGTAGTCGATATCAATGGCATGAGTCGTGGTGCCAGAATCCTTCTGAAACTCAATGTATGGCTGGAGTAGAGTGCCGGCCGACGCGCCAGCAAGCGTCATGGTTTCAGGGGTGACGTTCACGTCATCAAGGTAAAACTGAATGTCAGACGTATCGCTACAATCAATCCTGAACTTGTAGTACGTCGCATCGACGTAGTCTTTGTTTGTGTCGTTAGCATCGTTGTCTGTAGTGCCGTCGTCGGTTTCGACCTTGATGTTGTTGTTGGCGCCCGCCAGTCTGAACCAGGCATGAGTAGCAATGCTACTCAGGGTGTTGTTTCTCGCAGACGCGAGGCCAATCACGAGGCGCTCAGCAGAGGTAAGAGCAGTCCCCGTACTGAGGGTCAACTTGACACGAGCCTCAAAAATCGGCTTCTTGTCAAAGGGGACACAAACCGCGTCTCCGAGGTATGTTGCGACGTATTCGGCCTCATTCGTGCTGGCGAACGCCATGCGATACACGCCATCGGCAGTGCCTTGAAACGCGAAAGTAGGCGCACCAGAACTCGAGGTGTCGTGATTGACAAACCCTTCGCCGCCAGCGGTATCGAGCGGCAGTGCGCCGCCGCCCATAAAGTCGGAAAAGATTTGAACTTTGTCGCCTACGCCTCGGGTATACCAACCTTTATCGCTAATGGCATCGTGAGTAAGGCGTCGTCCGCCCATAAGTTCAGGAATTTGGGACATGGTAGTGGTCTCCTTGGAAGTAGACGTGGTGAATCGGAGAGAAGGATATCACGGTGAAGGGAATCTGGGCAGGCTACTTGGGTGGTACAAAGCCGGGGCCAACCAACTCCAGAATACCACCAGGGTACCTTCCGGGGTCGGAAAGCCTCGCCCTCGCTGCGGCCCTGCGTAGTTCAGCGATCTGGCGCTGCTGGATCTTAATGCCGGAAATGTGGCCGTGCATGATTTGCATGGGGCGAATTCCAATGAGCCCCAGGAACTCGTCGAGCTCGGTCAGGCCTGGCCGGGGCGTCATGGTGTCTTCGCTAAAATCAGACGGCCTCGTCAAGATGACGCTTGCGGGATCGTAACCGCGCCCGAGTTCCTTGGTCTTAGCGTTGATCCACTCCACAGGACCGATGTTGGCGCGATCAATCGCGCTGATGGTGTCCATGGAACGGCCAGCCGTAGGGAATTGCATCAGGTTTCGCCAGGCCCACCAGGCTTGAGCATTACGAGCATGGTACCAACGCTCCATTCCGGGGGCATCGGCCTTGGATGGGTCCGCGTGAGCTCTCAACTGGACGTCAAAGAGGTCCTTGACCAGCATCCCACCAGTCATGTTGAGATCCCACTCAACCAACCAGGTGGGTACCCTGTTGTAGAGCTCAAGCTCTTTGCCCCAGAAGATGTCCTTCTGGGTAGCAAACACAAATGGGGCCTGCCACCACGGCGAGACGTGGGCCACCAGGCCTCGAAGGGCCTCATTGTCGCCCTTGAGGGCGCCAAATAGATCAATGGGCCACATAATCGCGTCATGGTACGGAAGTGGTGGAACGATATACATCCACTGGTTCTGTACGTGCTGATTGGCTGCTGCGTCCTTGAACCACACAGGAAGTCTTCCCATCGCGTACTTCCTAAGCACGACCTCCGGGTCCTCCTCGAGCGCCACAGAGTGAACGCCGCGAATCAGGCGCATCTGCCCTATGAGCCGCTCCGGGTTCGTCAGGAGCGTGTCCCAGAAGAGATCCATGTTCTTCCTGAAGTAGGAGTAGAACAGAATCAGGCTGCGCATGTACTTCTTCTCAAACTCGGTCAAGGCCGCGTAGTCAAACCCAATCTTCCTAGCGAGCTTGGCGGCGTCTGATGAGTTCATGCCTCTTACGCGGGCATCCAGAAAAGCCGAAAGACGGAAATAGTTGTCAATGGCGGTGGCGGTCTCGATCAACCGCTCCTGGTCGAACACTTTCCCCAACATGCTTCGCAGACGACCAGATCGAGCACTGCGAAGTTCTTTCTGCAGATCCGCCTCAATGCCCTGCATCGCTTCCGCGCGGATGTAACTCGACTTCATGCCCTCCAAGTTGACTTCATCGAACAGAAGGTCGGTTGTTAGAAGCTCGCCCGATCTGGTCGGAATCGGAGGGGCGGAAGGCTTGTAATCTCCTTCTCTCCACTGGCGGGCCATAAGGGCGGCCTTCATCTGATTGTGGCTAGCTACGGCCCTAATGGCGCCCAGGGGACCGAGCCCCTCGTACAGCTGGAAGAAAGCGCCAACAGCCACACCCAAGTAGTACGCAGGATTCGGCAGGAAAATCCCAGTGGTGACGCCCATCCGCGTGTGGCGTGCCGTCATGGGGAAAAGCGTCATCATGTCGTCGATTGTCTTTCCAAACTGGGCTTTCGCCACAGCTCCTGGGTACTGCTTTACATCGATGCCAGTCGGTCGTTCTTTGACCCGTACTCTACCGGCTTTTCCAATAATGAACGCCTTGGCTGGCGCCGCGCCGCCGCGGGCGGTACCGAGCTCTCCCACCCGCTCTAGTGCGTCGAAATACTCTCTGGCCGCACCGGCCGGCATGAGGTGCTCTGAGCCGTCATGAAACAGGACGCGTTCCCATTTTTCGGTTGATGCCTTGACTCCAATCGAATCAAGGATTTCCATGGCGCTGGTAAAGGACTGCATTTCGTGAAAGTTGCTTGGAATCTCTGGATCCCGCGCCCAGCCACGACTCTTGGCGTATTCCGCACGCTCCGGAGACAGCATCGACTTGCCTGTCTTGCTTCTCGGCGCTGGTGGCGCACGATGAACGTATGTGTCGCGTGTTTCGCCTGTTGGCGTGCCGTCTGGAGCCAGAACATCCACCGTCTTTTTGTAAAAATACCCGGTGGCGCGGTAGTTCAGCTGCATCTGAATGTAGAACTGCACCTCGTCGACATGTGAATCATGGCGGAACCCAGTGTATGCCTCCGTTACGGCGTCAAATAGCGGCATATCCGTCCCTAACTGAGACAGGTCGGTCATAAGACCATAGCGGGCGAGATCTTTGGACACCTGGCCCATGAGCTCATAGGCCCGCAAGCGAATCATCATGTTGAGCATGGCCTGGTTGATGTCGTATGTAGAGAATGTCTTGCTATGGCCGGCTTCGCGCCCAAACTCCAAGAGATAATCAAACATTGCGGTGAAGTTGCCTTCGTAGAACCACTTGTAGAAGGCCGCTTTCTGTTGTTCCGTCGTTCCTTCCAAGATGGAGGCGTCTCGCTCACCGGCAGCAGCCTGCATAAGCCACTCGCCAACTTGGGTGATTCTCTTATGAGACGTGTCCAAGCTAATCTCGATCTTCCCGAGGGCGTCTCCCAGTACGATGAGATCTTCGTCCGAAAGAGTTGCTAACCACTCGGAACCATCCACCCCACGCGCCTTGGCTTCCTCAAGGTCCATCGCATATCGACGAATGGGCTGAAGAATGTTGACCTGTTGCTGCTCTGTCCACCTCTGTGACTGCCCAAGAAGACGCTCAAGCTGGAGATGGCTTGAAAGGAGGTACTCAAGTTTGCTCATGCCTTCTGCTGTGGGAGCAAAGTTGTAGCCAGGCCCCATAGGCTCTTCGCCGCGCAACAAGGCCGATGATGCTTCCGTCGACTCACCCCAATGCCTTTTCTTTTCTGCAGAGGTGAATTCCCGCAGAAACTCAAGCCAGCCAGTAGCGTTGGCTTTCATCGTCGGATCGACGTGCTCAAGATTGATCGTTCCAACGATGTCGTCGACCAGGGACGGGCTCACTGGAGGCGTGAGATAGTCCTTCATCTTCAGGTAGATCTGCTGGAGCGAGACCTCTTTGTCTCCACTCAGCGCATCCCTAGCGATTTTCAAAATCTCGCGCGGGGCAAGCTCCATGCTGCGAATGCGCTTCTCCCAGACAATTCGAAAGACTGGACCGAGGTTTCCGTTCGCAAACACATCCAACTTGAAGGCCTTGCGCAGGTTGTTGACCATCCCCGTCACAGTATTGGTGCCTTCAGATATGTCTACGACACCAGACTTCAACATATTCCAAAGCGCATAGGCCTGGCTCGGGTTGATGTGCTCTGAATAGTGAGCCCTCCTAGCCCCTACACCAGCTTCTATGTCGACAATCGCCTCGGCGATACTGGCCCATTCGGTGACGGCCATCCAACTAAGATCAGCGCCAGGCTCCAGCAGACGATCTGGAATGATGTTCCCCATTGGGTGCTTGGCTACATCCTGAAGAAGAACATGGATACCAGCCTGCTGTGCCGGATCAAGTTCATACCTTTTATTCGTTTTGCTCCACGTTGGTATGAACTGGCCAATCGCGGCATGCAGACGATCGCTCAAACGATCGAGCACTAGTTTCCTGCGCGTTTCAGGCACCATCGTCCGCGGGCTCATCATGAAAATACGACCTGGTCCGAGCAACTTCTTGGCGTTTTCCGCCGCAATGTAGCCCACAGCTGCTGACAAGATTTCGATACCGTTCACCTCGGTAGCACCCACCGGAATACCGAGCTCGGACCGCACAACGTCTGGGTGGAGATTCACGGACCAAAACGCACGCCTCTTTGCGGTTCTGAGTTGCTTCTCGTCCGTAAGCCGTTCAGCGGCTGTTTCCTTAAGAAAGGTGACTGGGTGTTCTCGCAAGGCGCCCAACTTGATGGCGTCTCCCTCATACCGAAGATCCGGGCGAAGAAAGCGGTCAAAGAACTGGCGTACTTCCGGAGGGATGATGGCGGTGCGGCCACGAATCTTTGCCCAGTAGTCCTGCAGCGTCATGTGCATCTGGTCGAAGTACCGCTTGAGTCCGCCGCTCGGAGCGTTTGTCGTGCGGATGTACCACTCAAACGCCTTAGCGGCCTGCAGCTCGCCACGGGCCGTAAGAATCACGCGGCCGGCCGAATCTGTGGCGTGGTCGAAATGGTTGATGAAGCCCTGGGCCCACCTCTCGCCCATGAACTTGCTCAACATCAAGGCATTGGCCTGCAGAAGCGTTCGCCAGTCCCCATACTTCAGAACGTTGACGAGTGACTGGTAGTTCTCAAAATCAAAGCTGAAGAACCCTCTCTCGGCCCCCTTGCGGCC